TCTTCGCCTTCGAGCCAAGCCTTCTCTACAACGCCAATCACGTCTGAAAGCTCATACGAGCTATGGGCGTTCAGGAACGGCGCGCCGTTGTTGAGCCGGTCGAGACGTAGCGCCTTGGAGCTGACCTCGAGCTCTTCCATATAACTGCCGATGTCCCAGGACCAGCGCCGGCCTTTCGAGCCTGTGGTCCAGGTGAGCTCAACGGTGCGCTGCTCGACATCAACCGAGCCTTCACGCACGGCGGCGCGCAGGCTAAGCATTGGCGTTTCATGCGTCTTGTTGGTCGTCGCCTGATTCGGAGTTGGCATCGTCTGGTTTCTCTTCGGTTGGTGGCGGCTGACTTGGTGAGCCGGCGGCCGCGACTCGGCGCGGGTCGCAATCCAGGACCAAGCCGTACTCGTCGATCATTTCGTTGGCTTTCTTGATTTGCTCTGCGTGACGTTTCGGGTCCGTAATGCCGAGTTCGCGCAAAGCATCCGGCCAGGTAGTCAACCCGTTACGCACCCGCGTGATGACGTTCTCGGTTTCAGACTTCGGATCGACCATGTCGCGGCGCGGGGGAACCCAGTAAGCCTTGACGTCATCGGTCACCCCGCCCGGCAACAGGACTTGGGCTTCCATGAACCAGCGCCATACCTGGTCACAAAGCTGAGGGATCAGCATTCGCCACTGCCATACGTCAACGCGGCGGGCAAAGTTGAGCCAACCCATGCGACCACTGGAGAAGTTGACGCCCTTTAGGTCGCCGGTCAGCAGTTCGTAAGGGACGCCCAGACCGACCGCGATTGCATGGAGCGCTTGCCAGGAATACGTTGTGTACCCATTGAAAGTTGGCGGCGTGCCGAAGCTCACCGCCTCCCCCATCGACAATTCCTGAACAATCCCAGGCTCCATTCGATCAATAAGCGCAGGTCCCTTCTTCACGCCTGTATGTGTTTCAGGGTCCTTGGTGACGAATGCCGCAAAGCACGCCGCAATCTTCGCCTGCTCCATGACGGCATCTTCCATCTCGTCGAAGCTGCTCATGCGCTGGATGACCGGGGCCAACCAGGTGTAACCACGAGCCTGTCCTGGGCGCTTACGCAAGAACACATGAATAACGTCTTCAGCGGGAACACGAGTTGATTGCAGGGAGCCCCACGCTGCATTGGAGCCTGGGTGTCTGTCGAACAACCAATAGGCGACTCGGCGGCCAAGGGCGTCGAACTCGACCCCCTGAATGACTTCATTTAAACCGAGGATCGTCGCCTTATTTTCGTCGAGAAAGTCAGCCTCTAGAACTTGGAGCTGGACCGGAACAGGTAGCCCGTCCGAACTGAATCGACGCCTGCGGCGGATCAAGCACTCGCCACTTTCGGCGACGGCCTCCATGACCATGTGCTGCAGGCCGTAGAAATCCTCCAGGCCGTCAGCATCGCAGCAGGTGGTTTCGGCCCAAGCTTTCCACAAGTCCATCAAGCGCAGGCCGTCACGGTCGCGCTTGGCCAATGGCAGCGGCACGATACCAGCGCCTACCGTGTTATCAGCGATGCCGGTGATAGCTCGCTCAGCGAACGGGTTGTTACGGCGTTGGTCGCGGGCACGATTGCGAAGCTTCGCAAGGGCGGGGGCATTCTCTGCGTTTGCATCGGCACCGGTGGCGCGCCATCTATCGTTTCGGCGACCACCAGCTGCGCCCTCGAACCGGCGCTTGATCAGGTCCATCGTCATCTCGGTGCGCAGCTTTTTCAGTCGCGCATCCGAACGCTTCGCGGCGTACCCAGGAAACAAGCTGTCGAGCATGCTCATGGGTAAAATCCTTTCGAGAATGAGGTGTAGCGGCGACCGCCGTCGCTGCTCGCGTTCAGCCCGAGTTCACCGGCCATCAGCTTGAGAATCCGGATCATCTCGTCGAGCGACCGGTACGTGACGCTTTTATCGGCATAGCGGACGGACAGCGCGCCTTCGGCGATGGCCGCCTGCAAGGCCTGGTACTGCTCGATTGTGAAAGCCATAAGTCTCGCTACCAGAAGGTTGATTTCTTGCGTGGCCGATCTTCGGCGTCTGGTTCATTGCCACCAGTTACGGCGGCAACCAGCAGATCGAGATCGAGCCCGAAACGCTGCTGGCAGATGCGAAGCGCAGCGAGCGCGTACACGAAACAATCGAGGGCCTCGTTTCGACGGCCGCCGCTGTCCCAGCGCATCACGCGCTTGCCTTTCGATATGGCTGCTTTTTTCTTTTCAGAGGTGAGCTGCTTGACCTCCGACTCGTCGCAGATCGCGTCATTGGCCGGAAGGTGAACTACCCCGGGCTGAGACAAGCACGCCTGGGAGGCAGCGGTATCGACGGGGAGCCCCATCCGGCTGTAGAGCAACTCTTTGGCGTTGTCGGTGCCGACCTCGGTGAGGAACACCTTGTGAACCTTGTTCTTTGTGCGCGGAAAGTTTGCGATCGGCTTGCCGTAGATGGTCGCACCACGGATACCCATTGCACACCGTGCTTGCGGCTCTCCGCGTAAACCTCATCCGCATAGTGACCGCCGGCATCCCACGTCCAGCGCTCCACCTTCATGATGGTGCCGTCTACGCGGGTAAACTGCCGGTGCAGCTCGAGCCCCACCTTGCGGCGAAGCTCTTCGCTGGCCGGGTCGCCCATCAGGATAAAACGATGGACCAGCCAAGCTTCCTCACCGGGACCGAACGCCCAGACCCGACCTTCAAAACGATCGTCTTGAGTATCGATACCACCCACAAGGACCAGGCCAAGCGACGGCACCTGCGGATAAACTTCGCGGCGGCCGTACAGGACTTCGGAGTCGAGCTTCTCGCCCTGGTCGTCGTCCCACGTTTCACCGCGCGTGGTGTTGATGAATGTGATCAGCTTCGAGACGTCGCCTTTCACCTTGAGCCATTCTTCAGCCAGGCTGAGCCACGTACTCCAGGTGCTGTAGATCGCCCAAATGCTGAAGCTTACCGAGCGCGGGGTGCGCATGATTTCGCCATCAGCCCCGTACCAGTCCATGCCGTCACGGGTCCAGATGCCGGTATGCTCACAGATCCACCGGCCGGTCTTTGACGCTTCAACCATTTCGTTGTGCCAGATGACACAGGCAGCGTGCTCGCACACGTACCAGGCTTTCTCAGCCTCACCGAGCGGGTTCTTTTCCCACTTCAAGCCGAACTCACAATCCTTGCCGCCCCACTTGAGCGTCTGCTCCTGCCGGCAGTGCGGGCAGTCAATGTGAAACTTGAGCAGGTACGGCGACTCTTCGACGGCCTTGGTGATCTGGCACGAGCCAACACGCTTCGGCGTCGAGCCGCGAATCGACTTCGGGTAGATCGCGCCATTCAGTCGCTTGTCACCCAGGGTGATCGGCGAGCCCTCGCCCTCGACGCTTTCATCAAAGTTCGAGAGCTCGTCATAGATCACCTCGTCGGCGGATTTCTCACGGTAGTTGCGTGAGGCTTTGCCGCCCCGGATCCAGAGCGTGCGCCGGTTGGCGAATATCTTTTGATCGAGCGTGTTGTCGCTGTGCTTACGGCCGAACCATGGAGCGAGGTCACCCAGCGCTGGCACATCACGGATCATGCCGTTGATGTGGCTTTTGCTGATGTCCTCGGCGTCCGGGTCGGTCGGACTCCACATCATGACGTTGCGGCGCTTGTGCTGAATCTTGTAGCCGATGTTCGCCATCAACAGCTTGGTGTAACCGATCCGCGCCGACTTGATGAAGTTGACGACGTTGATCAGGTCATTGCCCATGCTGTTCAGAATGGCAACCTGAAACGGCTCAGTCGTCCACTTTCCTTCGTTGTAGGAGGACTCGGCGGACATGTAGAAATTTGCATCCGCCCATTCGACGGCGGTTTGCGGTGGTTCTTTGTAGAGCGCCTGGAGTCCTAGCTTGATCGACTTGCGAAGATCATTCAGCCATGGACTCAACGTACTCATCTAATAATTCCGGAAGTTGCTCACCAAAGCTGGCGGCAATATTTCGAGCAAGCGCTATCTCCCGCTCCACCGACTCGATGATTCGAGGGTCAACCTCTGGGTGGCGCCGAGTGACGGTCTTGCCGACGGTGTCCAGTTTCGAGCCGATCTGTGCGGCGATTTTGGCAAGGGCAAATGTGGCGAATGGGACCGGGACCAGCTGCTTATCCAGCACCAGGTTCTTCTTCTCCTGGGCGATCCGTTGGGCGGCGGTGAGACCGCGGCGCTCTTCGAGCAGCTGATACTCGATCAGCGGATTGATGCCTTCGGTTCCCTCACCCGCCGGTTGTTGTTTCCGCTGCGAGTGTTCGA